AACATCTTGTTTGAGCATTTTTACCTTGCTCATGTTTCCAGCATCTCTAGCTTTATTTATCTGCTTATAAATCTTAGATTGCTCGTCACTCAAAGTATCAAAAGTGCTTTTGTCCCTGATGTTCTGCAACTCCATTAACTCTGCATAATCATGTGGGTCTATATTATCTATTCCAACACGATCAAAATGATCTTCAAGAGAAGATAGATAAGAGTGCTCTTGCTTATCTAAGTCCCTGTAATCAGGTGCACCCAAGGTCTTTTGCTTGATCTGAGGTGCTGGCTTACTCTGAACAATCTTCTTGAGGGTTGGTTTGTCTACCTGAGGCATAGCCTTCAAGGTAGTATCTATTCCACGGTCAGCAAGCTCTGCAGGCTTTACAGCAGGGTTTTTGAGCAAGTCATTGATGAATGCTTGCCCTGTCCCTTTATTTCTATTTAATGACTCTACAGCCTGTTCAAGAGCTGAGAATAATGGTTTAACTTTAGGCATTACAACATCCTCTCGTGAACGTGGACTTCATGACCATCAATGATGTGTTTAGTCACTTTTCCACCTTTTTTCTTGCTGAGTTTTACACCCTGAACGTCAGAACCTTTGGGTGCAACTAATAGCTTTTCATATACATCGTGCACTGGACCATTCCTGTTGATCTGCATTTGACCAACAACGTCACCAATACCAAATACGTCACCAACGCTTCTGGGACGCAAAGTAGGGTTAGAACCTGTTCCAAGGTTGTTCAATAGAACAGGTGAGGCGTAATCAGTTCCTAAACCATACGCATGGCCCATACCTGCCTTGTCAACTGTTGCGATGAATCCAAGGTCATTGAGGATTGAGTCACCACCAACTGGCTTGTACTTTCCTTGCTTGAGCAAGTTAGAGTTGGTAAACGATCCCTGACCCTTAGGCAAAGACTCCATGCCAGTGACTCCACCAGTTGTCATGATGGGTCTATTGGTGAGTGGATCAATGGCAACACCCACATCTTTGTGGATTTGATTGTCTAGTATGAGTCCAGTCTTAGGATCTATGAAGGCACCAGAGTGAAAGTCCTCACGCTTCATGTTATTAGCATTCAAGACTTTTTCAACCAAAGTCTGTACTTGTGGGTTTTCCTCAGGATTGGTGAACCAACGATTAGGCATAGGTATCACTGGCTGACGATCAGATGTTTTGATCTTTTCAATCAAGTCATTGAGATCTGGAGCTTCTTTGGTAAACAATCCACGAATGGTATGGGCTAACTCAGGAGCTTCTGCCAGCATAGACTTGATTGCACCAAACTCGCCTCCACCTGCCATGTGTACAGGGCCACCACGCTTCTTAGTGATGTCAGGGTTGGTTACATCGTATGTGCCTTGGTTACCAATAGCTGATTTAATTTGTGTGGGATCAAACACACCCAAATTTTTAACCAATTCATTTTGATCATTGTGTTCGGTCAGATACATTGAATCGTGTCCAAGACTCTTGATTAAGTTCATTACTTCTGGATTTTCCAATTCATACCAATGACCTTCAGATATTTGTTGTTTTGTTTTTTCTGGTAACGGTTTTCCTTTAACTTGTGCATATTCATCATACAAGTTAGATAGATGTAATGGATTTTCGTAATCAAATGGATTTTGTACATTTACATGGACTGGCATAATATGTGGCTTGTTTGCTTCATCGCTCTTATACATTCCAATATAATGATTAACAAAATCAGTTTTAGGTGAAACAAAAATTGCTCCCCTTTGACTTGGTTTAAATTGATTAAAATCAGAAAAAGTTCCGTGATACATTACGTTTTTTTCTTTGCTTGGCTCAAGGAATTTGGCTTTGTTAGCCTCAGCCTCAGCCTTAGAGACTTCCTTGGTGCCTAGACCTTCCATAATGTTTTTAATGAGGCTTACAGCGTCTTCTGCTAGTCCTACCTTGCCTCCACCTGCAAAAGCTGTCTCAGCCCACTGAGTGTCTAGATTGTCAGACATATGGACAGACCCACCTTTTTTCTTTCCATGGCGTTGTAGCCAAGTAAGATACTTTTCAGTAATGTCTTGACTAGGCAAGCCTTCACCTTTGATGCCAAGGGCAAGATCATAGTAGCCTGCAGGTGCAGTTCTAATCTTTTTACCTTCTGCTTCATTGATTTTATTTTGAGCCTGAACGTGCTCTTTAAATCGTTGGTGCCAATCAGGTAAAGCAATTTCAGTCTCAACAGGGACAAAGTTTTGGTTCAAGTCTTCGCCATGGAGCAGTGTTGGAAAGCCGGGGTGCAGGTCAGGCCTATAGCTCGTGTCCCCACTTAACCTAAACATCCTTGGCCCAATGGCATATGTGGGTATCTCACCACCATGCTCTGGATGCAACAAGTTTGGCTCAGACTCTGCTCTAAGAATATCTGAAGGCTTGAAGATAACACCCTTGCCACTCTTCTCCCCACCCATGGAAATGCCACCCTTTTTGGGTTCAAACGGACTTTTACCCATTATCAGGTCAGCCACCAAGCCTCGCTTTTCAAATGTATCGATAAGCTTCCAAATATGTGGGTCTTTGATGTTTGCATCAGGTCCTAAGAACAATTGAAGGTTTTTATTAAATTTGTCCTCAAGCTCAGGACTCATTTTTCCTGCCTTCAGGTTTTTTAAGAATTCTCTTTTTAATTGATCAAAAACAACTGGATTTGATTTATGTTGGTCAGCAGAACCAAGCATTGTTGTGTAGATTGCGTTCTCATCATTTAGGTTTAATAAACGACTAGCTGTACCCTCATCCATTACACCCCACACTTTTCCAGAATACTCAGGGTCAACTTGGCTTATGGCTGGAAAAGAAGCTCCACCAATGTTGCCACCACCAACCTTTGTTCTGTCTGACTGTGTAGTAATTAGTCTACCTTTTCCCTCAACATTGAGGTTGCCAAGGGCTTCTGACAGTTTTGTCTGTGGGCTACTGGCTATATAGTGGCTTGCTTGCTCTCCAGCTTGCCTTCTATATGGGGCATTAATTCCCAATGGTTGAGGTACCATGGCTTTAAGCCAGTCAGGGCCTTGGCCCATCATAGCCTCGCTCAAGCCCTGTCCAGCTATTGAAGCACCTTTACCAATGGCTTTAGGCACAGCTTCCATCAAGGGGTTGAATGGCGAGTATTCACCTAATGTGCTTGCAAACCTGCCTTCAGGTGAGGTTGCCTTCAGGGGAAGCTTCTGCTCCCACCAATCTGAAGTCAATGGAATTTCTGGTGCTTTTTTGCCAGTGACCAACTCATCTAGTCTTGGTGAGCGTGCAGATGTGTATATGTCTGAGGCCATCTGAACTAGGTCAGCAGGCAAACCCAATCCAGTCTTTACAGCTCCACGAACCATCTGGACTGGCATATCTTTAGAAGCCTCAGGATCTTGAAACGATCTTGTTGGCTTCATCTGTGGGAAGACACCAAACGATGCTCCCGTACTGTTGTCATCAGGCATGATTATCCCCCACTGCGATGTCTGCCATTATGCCAACCTTTTGGCTGTGGGTCTACTGAGCATAAGGGTTGCCTTTGTTTCTTGGCATACCTGAGTCCACATAGTCATCCATGTCCCATGCCTCTGGAGCTGGTCCATCAATGTCTAACCAGCCTGAATCCCTCAGATATCTCAGAGCTTGAGTCATGGCATCCACAAAGTCATCATGAGCTGACTCAGGAAAGCTACAGACTTGGCTGACCATGCCCTCTGCCCAGTCTTTGACGAAGCCCTTGGTCTTACTGCTCTCAGGTATCCAGACTCTGCCCATGGCGATGATGTTGGAGACGATGTTGAGCCTTTGGGTCTTGTCTGCACGCCCCGGGTTGTACGCCCGTACAGGCAAATGTGCTCGTTGAAGGTCTTGTATCAGGGAAATCCCTGCTGACTTGTCCTCAATCAGAATCAAGTCCACCCTCTTCTTCTCCCTGCCATCCCCAAACACAACCTCAAACTCCTCTTTAACTTTGGGACGCAAGTCAGGATACTGTAAGCGATCTTGCCAGCAGTCGATCACCATCACGCTCATTGGACCATCTGTAGGGCGAAAGCAACCAAAGGTTATCGAGGCTGTTGGATCGTTTATCGTCTTATCTGTATAGGCACAGTCATAAGACTGGACAATGAACTCGAACTTAGGGAACTCCTTGCTGTTAGGCCATAGCCTGAACATAGAACGCTTGATGATGCCAGTGTCCTCGGGGTCCAGAATCTCAGCGTAGATTTCCTGTTTCCCAAGCTTTGTCCCCTCGTACTGCAGAATCTGCTTTTGGAACGATGGGCTCAAGTTTTTGATGTTGTCGTAGGTAGAGGCTGTGGTGACCTTCACATCGTCACCATCCCTGCCTACAAGCTCCACGATGAGGTCTTTGGGCCTTGGGGTAGTGGTAGCTATGATCCTAGTGCGTTCACCTAAACGGACTGAGAACATGACTTGGTCGTAGGCTTCTTGGAGGTAGTCCCATGCGGCCAACTCATCCAACCACGCCCCATGATACTGCCCTCCACGAAAACGCTCAGGCTCTGACGCTGGCACTCCCTTGATCAGCGATCCATTGATCAGCTTGATCTCGCTGTACGCCCTGTTGTAGTCAGAAATGATTTGCTCAGGAATGCAGGCAATGAGTCCGCTCTCGCCTTCAAACATAGTTCCCCGAACGTCCGCAGAAGTTGGTCCAGCACACAGCCAGCGTGAGTTCGGTTCTTGCCATGCCCACCACCAGATCTGCTCTGCCGCAGTCCTCGTCTTCCCGGCACCTCTACCTGCCAAAAGGAGCCAAAAGTTCCACCAATCCCCTTGTGGCAACTTCTGATGCCTGTGCTGTTTCTGTATCCACTGGAGCCTTCTCGCATAAGCTATCTGGTCAGTTGGATCTAAGACATCAAAGGCTTCCTTCACCTTTGGGTCCTTCAGCAATGCGAACGCATCACTCATATTAAGACTTTAGTTCAATGTTCTGCAAAACTTGGTCCATCAGCTCTTTGGCTTGGACCTTGATGTTGATCTGTATGTCTTCACCATTCTCGCCAGTCACAATGGCTCTATCACCATACTTACGAGGCTTCAGCTTGCTTGCAATCCACTTCCTAGCATCTACCCTCAACCTGTTCCTTTGAATGCCACTAGGATCGATTGAACGCTCCTCTTCCCTCTTATCACCTTCACCCCTCAAGATGATCTTTTCAGGTATTTCATCAGCAATATCCATGATCTCATCTGCTAATGTATCTGCCTGATCTTCCTTCGCTTTCTCGTACATATGTAAAAAATCTGGATACTTTATCATCCAGTTATACACTGTTTTGATTGTAGGTAAGTCTTCTTTCTTACAAATGCTATTGAGTGAGTTGCCTTCTGCTATTTGGGTGCAGATGTCTACAGCAATCTCTAGGTTGTATTTAGTAGGTCTACCAACTGGGTTTGGCGTTACTTGTTTTGTATCAGGCATTCCCTATCCTTTGAAAGTCTTATGCTGATCAGGAGTTTAACCTAAAAGTATCAGCCCTGCATGACTCTTCTGTTGAGCCTGTCGATATTTGCTTTTTGGGCTTTGATAGTTTCGTCAGCTATCGCTAGTTTGTTCTCTAGGTATTTGAGTCTTGCTTGTGCGTACTCTACCCAGTTCATCCACTCTAAGTCGTTGACCTCTTCTTGTGTTGGTGTCTTTGGCTTTACGTTCAATGGCTGAGCTTTGTTTGCCTTGATGGTAGTTTGTCTTGGATTCAGAACAGACTTAATCTCTTTTTTTTCTTTGGGTGCCTTGGTCGCAGGAGTCTTTGCCTTGGCAGTCGTGAGCTTTTGTGTCATCTTTAGTTCTCCATATTGTACCACAATCGGTACATTTGTAAATAAAATCAATTACAACTTCGAGTTTCCGATTGCGTACTTGTCCCCTCATCTTGGCGTTGTACGTCTTGATTTGTTCGATCATTTACTTGTTGTTAACTTAATCTTTTGTTAATCATTATACCAATAGTTTTCTACCCAGTGTTCATACCATCCCCACATGAAGAGCCAATTCCAATATTTCTCTCCAAATATGTCTTGGCTCTCAAATGTGTTTTTTGCTACGGACAAACAAAATTCTCTTGATGGTGGATTTTTGATCATTTCTTCATGCCTCGAATGTAAACAGTGAACGATGCAATGGTGTCTTCACCAAAACCTTTGAATTTCTCGATTTCTTGGGCTATCTCTTCCACTACTTCGTTACGCTTGTAGTTCTCATATGCAACATCAAAGGCTTTACTGGCTTGTTTCATCTCTTCACGCAATGCCTGTTGTGTTTCTATGATTCTCTTTTGCTCACGCTCGATTCTCTCGAACTCTTCGTCTTCAGGTGTTTTCATCTTTCTCTCCCATAACCCTTAATCCCAAAAATAAAAAAAATGCAAACCAGTAGTGATCATTCATAATCAAATAAATGATGGCAGCAATCAACACTAGATTTGTAATCAGTTGAAACCAATATTCGTTCATGTATTGCGCTCCTTCAGCTTGTCTTCCAA